GAATCTATCTCTGTTGTCTTCTGCCCATTCAGCGCGTTTGATTGTCTCGTTCAAAGAGGGACGTAATGAACCATCCGCCTGAATATGTTCATCAATATGCCAAGCATTTTCAAGCATTCGCAATTCTTGTTGTAAATGTCTTACAATTATTTTCTGAGTTTTAGCGTAATGTTTCCATTGTTTCTTTTTCATATTATTTGCTCCAACGTGCAAAATTTATAGGATAAGGTCTTAATGCATTTAATTTTTCATCTTCATTAAATTTTTTTAAAATTTTAGCGGTCATAAGCGCGTCATAGAGCGAATTATGTGCGCCCTCTATTGAAAATCCCAATCTTTCTACAACCAAACCTAATTTTGCTTTCTTCTCCGGCCAACGTTTCCACGAAATATCCATCGTGTCTATGGAGGTTGTAATATTTGTTCCTCTAGCATTTAGGAACGAAGAGTCAAATGACCCGTTGTGAAAGACCAAAATTGTTCCATCAATAAGTTCTTTTACTCTAACCATAACTTCTTCAATGGGTTTACCTTTTTTAGCAATTTGTTCAAGAGTAATTTTATTTACATCCAAGGCTTGTTGCTCGATTATTTTATCTGGCGAGTCTTTTACAAGCGTATAATGCCTGCTGATTTCTTCTAAATTCTCATCAAGTAAAACAATTGCTACTGAGACAAGTGCATTTTTTTGAGGATCAAGGCCTCCAGTTTCTACATCACAGACACTAAATTTTTTCATTATCTATCCTTATATTATCACAGTTTCCTAAATTTGTCAATAGTCAGTTTATTAAATTATCAATTTCTTCTTTAGATAAAAGATTATAAGATTCCAACCACCAAACGCAAGGCTTATTTTTTTCTTCAATGAAATTTCCATCTACAAATTTTACAGCAGGTTTTTTGGAGAAGTGTTCACAATATATAATATCTCCTCCTCTAACTGGTAAATGATTATCATAAATATTTTTTTGGATTTTAATTACAGATTGTTTCCCATTCGCTAAACAATGTATATCTAATCTTGGGCTATATTTTTCATTGACTTTTATCACATAAGCATATCTTTTGTCCAAATCGAATGTTGTCTGTATATAATTAAGTAAATTCTGTTCGTAAAATACTTGTTCTAAAATATTTATTTTTTTATTTGGAGTATTTTTCTCAAACTCAATCAAAAGTTCTCGCCGTTTATTTTTAGTTTCTTGCTTTAATTTTTTACCATATTTATTTTTGCCTTTATTGAATTCAATAAAAATATCTAAAAGTTTTTTATTGTTATTAAAACTATCAAAGAAATTTAATCTGATTAAAGTTTCAAGTTGCCTGGAATTTACAGAACTGTTTTCTTCTATTGCAATAAGCAAATCTACAAATGTATTATATTTATTTTTGCTTATGTCTAATAGTTCTTTCGCTACAGAAGGTGTAACATATTTTATTGAACCAATACCTCTGTAGATTATACTATTTTCTTTATCAAAATAATATGAAGATTTAGAATAACCGAATTTGGGTGATTTTATTTGTATTTTACTGGTATCAACAGTATCAATATCTATATCTGCAATATCATCTTCTTCAGATAATTCTTCGACAACTAATTCGTTTGAAAATTTAGAATTTTCAATATCGTTTATATATTTTAATGCTTCTTCTTTATAAAATCCGTAATTAATATCATATTCTGAAATCGGAATACTAGAATCATAATCATTTATAATTCTACAGTTTTCTCCAACATATATACCGATTTCAGTTCCTTTTTTGTCATTCACTTTTATTATATTACCGCCAGAGTTAGAAATATAAAAACGATTAGTTTTTTGAAGTTTTTCAACTCCACGATCAGTTCTATATTCTATAGAGAAATCCTTGCCGGATTTTTGAGATATACAAAAATCTAAAATATCATCGCATTCTAAAAGAGTTTGATCAACTGACCTATTATTCACAAAATATTCGTATAGACAATTTGGAACAATGGGATAATGATATCCTTTCTTTAAATCAACTTCTTTCAGATATCTGCCTTTTTCCTTTGTTTTTTCACCAGATTTTTTAGTGATATAATTATTCACATCTGTTCGAATATATTTTTCATATTCAGTAAATTCTAATTCAAAATTTGTTTTAGATTTCCACTCATTACAAATTTCATAATACTTATCTAATAAGTTTTTAGGAACTTTACATACTACGCCGTCTGTATTTGCTGAAATAACTAATATTCCATTTAGCACAAGAGATTCAATTAGCATTAATAAATATAATTGCCCCGATACAGTAACAGAAAGAAATGCTTTGGCATCTTGCAACCAAAAAGTTTCGCTATTAAGTTTTCCAAAAATAGAGTTTACAGTAATTTTTAAACCATCCGCTTTTATTTTATCGCCAGATTTTTTAGCTTCAATTCGTTCTTCTGTAATTTTCTTTAAAATATCTAAGAAATCATCATTTAAATGTTCGGGTTTTATTTTATTATTTAAAATAATATATGGATAATAACTGGATACATCTGCATCCATAATTATATAATTTTTGTCAGTAACGAATTTTCCAGGTTGATCTTCGCTATGCAGACCGCCAACTCCCAACACATATTCACAATTTCCAAATTCTAGATTTTTCTTATAAGCAAAATTATTTTCGGATACAACAAGCGTATTGCCGGTTTCAAATTTCAAATCTTGCAATTTCCTAGTTTTAAATTTTATATTAGGGCAAATACAATCTCTCAACCATAAAAAATCTCTCTTTGTCCTTAAATATTTTAATTCCTTTATATCAATACCCGTTTCATCAGTATAAATCTTTTCAAGCAAAATGTTAGCTATTTTACTATCGCTGGCACTCAATAGATCAACATCATAAATTTTTCCTAATTCTTCTCGGAGTTTAATTTGAGGTTGTAAAACCTTATATAATTCATTAACTATTAAAACATCATTGATATTATATTTTAGAACAAGTTCTATATCTTTACGTTTAATAACATGATCATAAGGCAAAGGAAAATCTTGAATTTTTTTCCACTTTAAATTAATGGCACATTGTTTTAAACTTACCCCTAATTTATCGAAGGCCATCATTTTCATTAAATCTATTTGAGGCCAGGGATAATTTTTTCTATAAGAACGCGCTTCACCCCGTTCTGTAGCAATTATTTTTTGTGAATATTCGAATACATCTTTATTAATATTTATTCCGTTGTATTCTAATACTAACGATAAAATAGGAGCATCGAAATATAAATTATTATAACCTATTAGGGCTACAACATTGTTATCTAAAAATTCTTTTAATTTTTCTTTATCATCTATTTTTAAATCCCAAGAAATAATAAATGATTTTATTTCTTCTGGATTATCAATATTTAAAAATGATATTAGAAATAAATTGATAAAAATTTCAATGTCAAACGCCCATTTGCTTTTATTCATTATTTTGCTCTATACTGGCAACTGTTCCTCACAGAACACAAAACGGAACACATAAACGAACTAGAATTATTATAAGGCCATTCTTCTGCTTGTTGTATTTTTTTGGCTGTCTCTATAAATTTATCCAACGAATCTTGAGCAAGATATTGTTCATAATCCCAATCAAAAAACGTATTCGATCTAATAAACCATAATCGGGCTTTAGTAATTTCTAATCCTTTAAATTGCCACAAAAAATAGACGTATAAATTAAGCTGAGATTTATAGCCATCTAATTTCTTTTGATCTAAAACACCCTTTTTATTAATAATTTCACTTGTTTTAAAATCTAAAAGAGTTAGTTCATTGGTGGTTTTATTTTTAATGACAATATCAGGTTTTATTGTAACATTAATTCCACGATCTGTTCCTTTAACAAAATCTTCTAATTGAATAAGTTCATATTCATCTCTATCAAAATTAAAGTTTTTAAAAAATTCATATCCAGCATCATAATAATCATTCCAAGCATTTCGCATAAAAGCAGGAGGAGAATTTTTTATATTATTAGAAAATTCTTTTTGATAATAATCAAGCATTTCCCAAATTTCTAATTTACCTTTGAGATATTTTTCAATTACTAAATGAATAAAAGAACCATAATCAGAAAAGAAGTTGCCTACTTTCGGAACTTTCTCAATATACGTGAGGTAAAATTGCCACCCACAGGTTTCAAAAGTATTTATTGAACTGTTGCTAAAATTCATTGTTTCTAATTGTTCTGTATATTTTCCCATATTGTTTTCCTAATTAAAAGGTGATGGATTATGATCATTATGGTCACGCGTAGGAATAGGAGTTTTATCGCTTTCAGGCCACCAGTTATAACGTTTATATAATTCATCTGGAGTATTGTAAAAACGATAAGAAGTATAGTCAAAATATGCTCTTGCTTTATCTATTTTTCCAGTATATCTATTTTTCATAACTTCTACTTCTACGTCATGTTCAATAGGTTCATGACCTTTTTTATAATTACCTTTGTTATCTTTTTCTCCTAATTTTTCTTTTTTAGAAAATCTTTTTACACTTAAAAGATATTGCGCGAGATTGCCTAAATTTCCCGATCCGCTTATATCGTCCGAAACAAGTTCTTGTCCTGTTATTAATTTTCTTGGATGACAGACCAATACTATTAAAACATTATAAAGCATGGCGAGATGATTTAGTCTGACAATAAAATCTGTTTGTTTTTCAAGTTGATTGATACTACTCGCTCCAATATCAATAGTCATTAAATTGTCTAGCACCCAAACTTTTGCTCCATATTTACGAGTAACACTAATAGCTTTATTTAAAATATCTTCTGATTTATTACTATTATCGTTGTATATCCATATTCTTTCTTTATACCATTCTCGCATTAATTTTCTGGTTTCAGGGGCAATTACATGAATAAATTTATCTTTCATTTTAGTTTTTTCAGGGCCAGCCATAGTAAGTTCAACCCACGACTTTAAAACAGGTGCGCCTAGTTCTCCAGAAAATAAGAAAACATCATGGCCTTGTTGTAAAGGATCACATACGAAACTTTGATTTAAGAAGGTCGATTTACCTGCACCTCGAATGCCCGTAACTAAAATTACACTTCTAAATAAAAATTTATAAACTATTTCATTTATTGCTTTTAGATTTAAATATAATCCTGGTTCATTTTCTATATCAAAATCTGCAACAGATGCTAAATCTGAAACGCCCATTACTGGAATTTCTTGAGCGTTTTCAATGAGATTAATTACTTTTTCTTTACCGAAATGATAAAGAACTTCGTTGGCATCTTTTAGTGGTATTTTTTCTCCTTTCAGATTAGTTAAAGAAGTAGGCAAATCGACAAAGAGCGATCTCCAAACACCAAGACGAGCGCATATATCTTTACGCATTATTATTCCAGGGCCATCATTATCGGCCCAAATAATAATTTTTTCAAATTGCTCCAACCATTCGAAACATTCCTCAACCCATTTAGTATTTTGTGTTCCACCAGGAATAGATACACAATTTGTATATCCGGATTCAATTACTGAAAGACAATCAATTTCTCCTTCTGTAATTACCAGCGGTTTTGATGGATCAATTCTATTCATGTTAAAGAGAATAAATTTTTTATCACAATCTGCCTGATACCAGCCTTTTACATCTGATTTTTTTAATTTTCTTGCTGGTCTATACTTTACTAATGTAAGCACATCATTAGTATCGTAAAAATTGAAAACTATATTATTATTACTATCTTGTTGAACATCGCAATAATCTAATGTTTCCTTTGATAATCCTCGAAGGGCTAAATATTCTTCAACCTGTGTTCTATCATCAATACAATCATATTTTGGATATATGAAATCTCTATCTGTTTTTATCCCTTTTTCTCCAAATCTATATGGAGTATTAGTTTGTTCAAATAATTTTTCTATCGCTCCAATATAAGTGAGTTTATTGAAACTCATATAATGCGTTATTATATCATATATTTTTCCACAACCGAAGCAATAGAAATATTGATCATTAGGTTTTCCATCCCAAACAAAGGAGGCGGTTTCTTCTTGATGAAATGCACATAATCCTTTTAAATTCTTTTCATCCCATTTTTCTAATTGCAAATCTTTTGCTATTATTAAGGCTGCTTCATCACCTAATTTATTCTTGGATTCTAAAATTATTTTTCTTGGAATGAGCAATCTAACCTCCTTAGATTATTAGGAGGGAGTTTTGCTCCCTCCTAATATTAAAATTTATAGTCTTTAAAAAGGCAAT